GTTGAAAGTGTGGATAAAGTTAGCCCACAACATTTATTTAATAAATGAATTGCTACTAAATAGGCAGATTCTTAAAACCATTACTGCAAGGAGTTATTGTCAAATCTCCACATAATCAAAAGTGACAAGGTGAGCTATTGGAGTTTGATTAGATGTACACCGCATCCTAACCTATTTTTCCGTTTGCATTGGTAAGATAATACATCTTAACTTTTCATTCAAGGGAAATAGACATGAAAATATCAAACACGTCTTCCGACGGTAAACTCAAAAACACCACGTAATTCATTATGAATTCCGATTCTAAATACTCTGGATAGGGAGTCTAAATTAGCACGGGTTGCCTACCGTGTCACTATCAAGGCACGAACGCCATACATTAAGTCTTGGGCAAGGGCTTAATGGAACCTTTATAAGCTAATAACATATCACCAGTATAAGAAGATATTAGATCAAATAATTAAATAAAAACAGAATGCTTCTATGATAAATCAGATAATGAATATTATCCTTGCTTAGAAATTAAAGGATAAAGCGAGCAATCATTAACTAGCTAAAGAACTAATTCTAACTAAAGGTTATAATCAGATTCAGAGATTCAAGAGACACCTAAGAGAATCATAATACATGATTGGTCATCTCAATGGGAAAAGATTCAAAATCAACCAATCATTAATTTTATTCATAAGAAATAAAATAATCTTGTTGAAATTCAAAAGAAAAAAGCCTTATAAGAATTTGATTTCAATACTTATTTTAAGCTATCAAAAACCAATTGTTGTCTAAAAAATACAGCTATGACTTTTAGCATTACACCTAATAACTTTAATAAACGTCAATAATAATTTTAGTTTAAAACTATAGAGCAAATTCCATTGATTAATAAATCAATTTATTTCTTTTAAAAAGATAAAATGAAATACACAAAAGTTATGTATGATTAAATTGATAATACTCTATTTAAATTAAATTTATCTGGATTACACTAATTACGTAAAAGTGAATTAAGGAATTATTACTGTATTGCTAATAAATTCAATAGAAATGACTTCATTAAAATATATGAATAAATTAATTTCTAACCATTCATCCTACCTTTATACGTTCCAACAAGAGGTAGTTTTATTTTAGAGCACAATAATTATTACACCAGAATGTCTTTATATTGGGAATAATTAAATGGATATAAAATTACTGATATGGAAAAATTATCTTTAAAACATATGGAAAATAAAGAGCACAAATCCATAGTTTATAAATTTTTAAGAAACTTAAATCAATCTATATCAGATAAAGCATATAAATAAACTTTTTTGAACTAAAGTAATAGAAGAAAACTTAATAAATATATGCAAACACAAAGGGATTAAGCATCTAGTTACTAGCAAAAAATATCTTTGAATAAAGTTGTAAAAAACAACTTAGCTTATGGAAATTTTAAAAATTACTCAAAGAAATTCATTGACGATTTCAAACAAATGAAAGGTAAAGACACTTTAGAGTAAAATCCTTATATTAATTATACTGACATTGAATAAAGTCTAGACTTAAAAGAAAATTGGGAAGAGTTCTAAAATACTGAACTTGCATCCGTTTAAATAAAAGACTATCCAATTGCTTATTCAATGTTTAAAGGAAAGAAATTTTACCACATTTCGTTCGCTAAATAGGAACATTGTACTTTATATCCACTTTTGATTTGCTTTTTATAAAATTCTAGAAGTTTGCAAAGCTTAGAATTGTACAATCAATTTGCAGAGTTTCTTTGCTATGGATCAGAAAATGAAGAATTAGTCACTTACGAAGAAGCCTTAATGTGTGCTTTTATAAAATAAATACAAGAAGAAAAGATTTTTAGCTCCAAATTAAATAAATTAATTATAGCGTAGAAAGACTAAAAATCAACGCAAAATTTTAAAATTATCTTGTAAATGTTAGAGGCAGAAGGATTGTATAAAAATCTATTTATTAAGTTAGAAAAAGGAAATAAGAATTAATCTCATCATTGTGCTACATTTCTGTAAAGACCTGCAATTTAAGATCGTAAAAATAGACCAATTTACATAGTCAATAGGATATTTAGAGTAAAATAAAAATTTGATACCTAATTGTTTAATAATGCTGTTTTAATTGATTAATAAAAATACTATTAAATGAATATCCATAAAAATTATGATTAATTAAATATTATTGCTATATTAGAGCCTACAAACGGTGTGTTTACTTAAAAAATCCTAGAAAAAACTAGTGGACCATATTACATTACAATATATGGTACAGATTTGACTGATGTTAGGGTGTTATAAAATTAGTCAACAATTAAATTTAACCCACCAAAAACTTTTGATGAACTTGTTTATGCTTATTAATTAGATATTTTTACTAATCAATATATTCTCTCAAAATACTTTTAGAAATAAAACAAAACAGAGATTGAATTAATTAAAAGCTATTGTTTATTTTGATAATTGAATACAAATAATTTAACAGGATGTTAAATTGAAGCAATTAGAGAAAGAGGGAAAAGAAGCGATTTTATTGCATCAAAATTTCATTCGTAAATCGCAAAACTAACACTAGAGCAAATTTTTTAGAAGACACATCTAATTAATGGTTTTTACCAAACAGGATAAATTTATTTATTAAGAACAATAATGATATCATT